TCTCTTGATCTAGTACATATAAGTGAATATATATTCATATACTATAATATATAAGTTAGGACGCTAGTTTATGGAAAAAGAACAATTATTAGACGAATTTAAGAGGTGCGCTGAAGACCCCATTCATTTTATGTCAAAATATATTAGGGTAACTCACCCTGTTCGGGGACTTGTTCCATTTAAGTTGTATCCTTTTCAACATAGAATAGTTAACTGTTTAGAGGATAATAGATTTAATATCCTCAGAAAGTTCAGACAGGCTGGCTGTACTACTATTGCGGCTGCATACTCTTTGTGGATGATTATTTTTCAGAAACATAAGCAAGTTGTCATTCTTTCAAAAGGAGACACAGAAGCTACAGAGGTGTTGGATCGCATCAAACTAATGTATGACGAGCTTCCTGGATTCTTAAAACCAGGAATTACTGATGATAACAAACATACACTTAAACTAAAGACTGGCTCCGTGATCAAATCCAGACCTTCTGGAAAGCAATCGGGTAGATCTCTTGCAGGATCCTTCTTGATTATTGATGAAGCTGCTTTTATTGAGGCTATTGATACTATTTGGGCTGCTGTTTATCCTATTATTTCTACTGGAGGTAGAGCTTTTGTTCTTTCTACTGTAAACGGGGTCGGAAATTGGTATCATGATGTTTATGATGCCGCAGTTAACGGAAAAAACTCTTTTAATCCAATAGATATTCGCTGGCAGGAGCATCCCGAGTATTCCTACAACGAGAATTATTCTCACTTGTATAAAGAAATGGAGAAAAAGGGATTAGATATTTATAAGTGGGAGGATACCACTAGAGCTAACATGCCCATAAAGCAGTGGTTACAAGAATACGAATGCTCTTTCCTAGGCACAGGTGATACTTATGTTGATGGTATGGTCCTCAAAGATATTTCTAACCAAACTAGCGAGGAATATTACACTAAATACAACAATAGAATGCGTGTTTGGCAAGAACCCCATCCTCAGTACTCATATCTAATTTCATGTGATACTTCCTTAGGGCGGGATCGGGATTATTCAGCATTTCATGTCATTAATCTCTATAATGGTCAACAAGTAGCCGAGTTTTATTCTAATAAAACCGCAATTAATGATTTTGCTCAAATTATTGCTAATGAAGGTATGCTATATAACATAGCTCATGTTATTTGTGAGAGAAATACTATCGGAAATAACCTAATTGATTGGCTCTATAATATTTATGAGTATGAAAACCTGTGGTCTGATGAAAAGGGCGATATTGGTTTTCAAGTGACAGCAAAAAATAGAGACAGCATTCTGGCAGACATGGAAGAAGCTTTAAGAACGGATTTAATCAAAGTTAATTCAACAAGAACTTGTGATGAACTAATGACATTTATTATTACAGAAGGTGGAAAGGCGCAGGCTGAGAAAAATCATCATGATGATCTCATTATGAGTTTAGCTTTAGCGGTACATGGATACAAACACCTGTTGGATACTACTCCAATTGAGTTTGTCTCTAAAATTCCGCACAAAGATACTCCTGTTATGCCTTCAAAGAATTATACCGCAAATCTTAAAGATGCATATGGGCGAATGACCAAGGAAGATTATAAATGGCTGATGAAATAGAAAAACAAAAACCTTTAGAGGAGGGTTATACCGAATTTGGTGGAACTACTGCGGGTCAAGTAAGTACTTCTTATATTCCAACGGGGCCTATAGGTAGATTCTTCGCTAAATTCTTTGCTACAAAAGCTCAAGCGCAAGCCGTGAAACTCATGGATGCAGGAACTGCGATTCCTGCTGGTGGGGATACCATAATTTCTACGGATGTTATTAAGGATACTAATGATCAAGCTCCTGCTATAGGTGGAATTTCGAGAAACCCCATATTACCTCAACTAGAGCTTAATAGGCGTAGACGATATAAAGAATACGAAGAAATGGATGAGTACCCTGAGATCGGGGCTGCGTTTGATATATATGCAGACGACTCTTCCCAAAGAGGTCCTAGGAACGAAAAGTGGACTATTAAATCAGAAAGTTCTATGGTAGTTGATGAAGTAACCACACTTTTTGATAATATCAAGCTAGAAACTTTTTTATGGGATATTATTAGAAATACTGTAAAGTATGGAGATTGTTTCACTGAATTAATTCTAGATGTTAATAGTCCTCAAGAAGGTATCAAAAAGATTAAAATTTTGAACCCAAATTGGATATTGCGAGTTGAGAATGAGTTTGGCTACCTTAAAAAATTCATGCAAGAAATTCCCAACAATGAAACTTTTAGCTATGGAGTCGGACCAGCCGCAGAAAACCCAGTAAAGTATATTACATTGGATAAGAATCAAATTGTTCATTACAGACTTCACACTTCGGACCCCCTATTCTATCCATATGGGAAATCTATTGCGGCTATGTGCCATAGAATCTTCAGATCCTTAAAGATGATGGAAGATGCTATGATGATCTATCGCCTTTCTCGCGCACCTGAGAGAAGAATATTTTATGTGGACACAGGCAATCTCCCTGCAAGCAAAGCTGAGATGTTTATTGAACGCTTAAAAGAGAAGTTTAAGAAAGAGAAGTATTACAATAGTCAGAGAGGTACTGTAGATGCTAGATTTAATCCAATGTCTATGGACGAGGACTTCTTTGTTCCAAGTAAGGGTGGAAAGGGTACTAAGATTGATACTTTACCTGGAGCGCAAAATCTAGGGGAGATTGAGGATGTCATGTACTACAGAGATAAGTTACTGGCTTCACTTAAAATTCCTAAAGATTATATTGTAGAGAAGGATAAATCCCCAGAAAGAAAGGCTAACCTTTCTCAGCTTGATGTTAAATTTTCTAGAACTATTCATAGAGTCCAACTCAATGTCCAAATTGGATTAGAGAATATGGCAAAACGCCACCTTCAATTAAAAGGATTTCCTGCCGCTTTAATTAAAAAATTAAAAATAGTTCTTCCTGAGCCATCAGATATGTCGGCAAAAAGAAAGCTTGATCTAGATGAACAAAAGACTAGAGTTATTCAGGCTGTTCAGCAACTACAATTATTTCCTAAAGATGAGATATATCGTGAATACTATGATATGGACGATGAGGAAATTGAAAGAATGAAATCTGAAATGGAAAAAGAGCAAGAAGAAAATATGGAAAAAGAGGCTGAAGCAGCCGCTATGGGCATTGGCTCCGCTGGCGCGGGAGCCCCTGGCGGGGCTCCTCCTGGAGGTGGACCAGGATATGGTGAGGCTGGAGGTCAAGAGCCAGCAGAAAATACACCACCGACTGCTAATGAAAGTATCATTAGTAATTTAGAATTTGTAAGAGATAATATTGAGACAAATGATGATAAAAAGGAAATCCTTTCTAGAATCATAGAGAAACAGGAGAAAAAAGCTAATAGTATTATTGATTAGCTTGCATATATAAAACAAGAGGCACATGGAGAATTATTATGTTTTCACAGTTATTTGAAGAGAGAGACAAAACCATTTCACTATTAGTGAAACTAGGAGATTGTATTGGAAGATCGTTACGAGAAAATATCACTTTATTTTCTATTGATAGCCACAATTCTACAGTTACTTATTTAACTGAAAATAATAAAGTAATAAGTGGTAATTATAGCACCGATAAGGATGTTATTCTCAATAATATAAATATTCAAGAATCCTCTGTCTTTAGTGATGGAGATGTTTTTGATAATTTTATAAGTGAAAAAATTCATAATTTTGTCGAGGGGATTTACTATGGGGAATACGGTTCTGCTGAGAACTCGTTCTCTGATGTATTATCTTTATGGGAGAACAGATTAAAATTAGACTCCCTTCAACATAAACTAATGGAAAAAACTCATAAATTAGAAAAAATAGAAAAAATTATTGACTCCGAAGAGTTTTCTAAAATAGAAGAAGTAACTCCTCAAGTGATAGCTTTTTTACAAGAGAATTATGAGAAAATTATGAGTGTTCCTGAAATAAAGAACGCTGTAACTTTGTCCAATGCGGTCTCTACAGCGTTTAGTTTTCCAAGACTTTCTTATGAGGACTTAGTAGATAACAAATCTTATATTCTTAAAGAAGGAACATCATCTTCTATTTATGAAATGATTTGTCGTCAGGAACTTGTAAAAAAGGAACTTATTGAATCAAAGAAAGAGTTTAATGTTATTTGGGCTACAAACTCTAGTGTTAGAAAACTTGCAAGTATGATCTTTGAAAGTGATGAAAAAATTGTAGGAGCATTGGCTGAATCGTTAAAAGAAGTTCCTTATATTGCTTTAGCGTCAAAAAAATCACTATTTAATACCTTTAAAAATTGTTTAGCCAACATAGATGGTATTGGTGTAGATGACAAAGATATCCAACAGTACTCTTCTAAAATTTTTGAAATTAAAAAAGAAGTGAAGGAAGAATTGATTGAGACTATTAATGAGAAGTATGGAGTGAATATTCAAAATATACAAGAACCTGCATCTTTTAAAAGTTTAATTAATACTCAAATTGTTATTTTTGAGGCCCTTTCTAGATTATCTTCTAGTGGATCAGTTCTTAAGCAACTATTCTCTGAAATGGGAGATTCTTTAAAGGGTAAGTCTGGGGTGGAATGTATTGATTTAAATGAATATATTTACCATGTATTTTCTCAAGCGGGGTATGTTGATATTTTAGAGGAAGCTACGAAAACATCATCTAAAGTTGATTTTAAAAGACTTTCTAAAAATCTTGGGGATGCAAAAGAATTAATAGATTCTTTAAAGGATACGGTTAAAGCTAATACAGATCAAGAATACCCTTCTGATGAGAATGTAAACAAGACTGCTATGGCTGCTGGGGAGAAGGGAGGAAAGGCTGCTGAAGCTGAAGTTGCTGCTGCGAAGGGAGATAAGAACCTAGCCAAGGCGGCGAGTGCAGAAGCATCACAAGAGACTCCTCCTGAAGAAGAGCCAACACCCCCAATGCCCGAGGAGCCTGTTCCTGAAGACGAGGCAGTAAGTAGTCTTTCTGATTTAGAAAACATGGTCGATGATATTGCGTCTGAACTTGGAATGGGAGATAAAGAGGAGAAAGAATAATGACTAACGATCTTGTAACAGGACAAAGAACTTTTTATCTTGGAGTTTCTGGTTTAGTAAATGAAAGTATCACTGAAATTCCCTTTAGAGATTCAGCAGGAAATGATATTAAATGTAGTTACTTCCGTATTACGGGAAGGGGAGCGGGTGATGTTGAACATGCTACGGCAGTAGTAGCTGAACTTAGTGGGGTTTCTCATACAGGAAATATGGTTACTGATACTCTAAGTGCAGTCCAAGCGGCTGTTCCAGGAAAGGGCATCTGCGGTGTTGGATTTGTTGGGGCTTTGGGTCCAGGCGAGGCTGAGTGGCATGGGTCTAATGGACAAGTTTGTACTGGAATAAAAGTAAAAGTTCAAACCGAATCTGGTGCGGGTGTGCTTATAGGTGTCACTTACGGAAACTTGTTCCCATTAAATAGTCTTCGCTTAGAACAATCTTATGATGCAGGAGTCTAAAGGGCACCTAAGGATTTTCTATGGCAGAGCTTTCAGCAACAAATCTGGTCTTAATAGATTTAGATCCCGATAGTGGAGATCCATCAGGTCTAAAGGTTGGGCTTGTAGGGGATACTATTGCTAGTAGTACCCTTACTAGAAATATTAGAAATGTTGTTAGTGCTGTGGAGGATACTTCAGCTACTTGGGATGAGGGGGGAGATCCTTCAGCGGCAGGGTTTGAAAACTGGAATGACACCTCTACTGTAGTAGCTGCTAGTTCCGATGATTGGAATCAATCTAGGGATAGAGTAAAGGACTCCTCTAATGCTTGGGATGCTGGAGGAGATCCCTCCGCAGCAGGGTTTGAAAACTGGAATAGTACATCTGCTACTTTAAATGCATTTTCTGGCTCAGTTGAAACTAGTACAGCCACTCTTGATACTAGTACGGATGCCTTGAATGCATTTTCTGGCTCAGTCGATACTAGTGTAGTTGATCTTGATACTAGTACTGATGCCTTGAATGTTTGGTCAGGTTCAGTTGATACTAGTGTAGTTGATCTTGATACTAGTACGGATGCCTTGAATGCATTTTCTGGTTCGGTAGAAACTAGTACAGCCACTCTTGATACGGATATTACTGCTATTGATACTAGAGTAGGTACTGTAGAAGGCCAAGTTCCTTCTGCTGTAGGCTTTGCTAACTGGAACCTCATTTATGGCGATAGAGCTAATATTTTAACCACTTCTGCCGATGTTGTTGCTATAGGAGGTCCTTCTGCTGTAGGCTTTTCTGACTGGGATAGAACCAGGGATTATGTAACTCAGGCTTCTACTACTATTGGAAATACTAGTACTTTTGTTTTTGATGGTTCAGGATCTCTAGTAAATGCATCATCTGTTTTTGAAGGTTTTTCTGGCTCAGTTGAAACTAGTACAGCCATTCTTGATACTAGTACGGATGCCTTGAATGCATTTTCGGGCTCCGTGGATACTAGTACAGCCACTCTTGATTCGAATATTACTGCTATTGATACTAGAGTAGGTACTGTAGAGGGTCAAGTTCCTTCAGCAGTAGGATTTTCTGACTGGGACAGAACTAGGGATTATGTAACTCAGGCTTCTACTACTATTGGAAATACTAGTACTTTTGTTTTTGATGGTTCGGGATCTCTAGTAAATGCATCATCTGTTTTTGAAGGTTTTTCTAGTACCGTAGAGGCTAGTACAGCCACTCTTGATACTAGTACGGATGCCTTGAATGCATTTTCAGGCTCAGTTGAAACTTCTACTACTACTATTGATGGTAGAGTAGTCACTGTAGAGGCCCAAGTTCCTTCTGCTACAGGCTTTGCAGGTTGGAATAGTACAAAAACTACAGTAGATGCTGGAGCCTCTAACTGGGACGCTGCGTATAGTACGGACTTGTTTCCTTCAGCAACAGGTTATTCAGACTGGAATGATGCCGCTACTTGGGCTAATGTATCAAGTACAAAGTCTTTAGGAGGTACTGCTCCCGCTGCTACAGTATCTGCAATTACAGTAAGTGCTTGTCCCGTTCCCGCTCCTTGGGCTTATTTAAGAATAACTGTTGCTGGTACAGATGCTGAACAAAATGATTATTATATAGGTTCTGGGGTTGCTGAGAGTCCATCCGATCCTACAGTAGCGGTTACAGCGATAGATTCTGAAGAGATTAATTGGGATAGTACTTATCCATATTTTAATATAGTAAACGCTGGATATTATCATGTTAGTGTCCAGGCAAGTTTTCTGGTTGATGCCAGCCCAACGACTATTACACTAACACTAGCGACCAATACAGGTTCCCCTGGATGGGTTGACACAGATCTAACTCAAAGAGTACAAGTTATTAGACAGAATATTGACCCTCAGGACCAAGTTATAGAGTGGATGGGATACTTAGCTGCTGGAGTTAAGCTTCTTTGCCATGTTGAAGTGGGGGGGAGCAATAGTGCCGCATCTAGGATAGGAACCAGCTTTAGTGTAAGAAGAATAAATTAAAGGAAAAACCTAATGACACAAGAAAGAAAAACATTTATAACAAAGGACACTCTAATGCCATTAGGTATGGTACTCGCTCTCTGTGGAGGGGTGGTCTGGATAAGTACTCAGCTTACTAATATTAACTATAAGCTGGATATGTTGGAAGGGAAGCTGGAGGATCAGTGGACCAAGAGAGATATGGAAAACTGGGGTCTTAAACTAAAAATGGGAAACCCCGATATAACAATTCCCAACTTGGAGAACTAATATGAAGTATTTAACGAAAGAGAACATTTTACTTGCTATGGTGGGATTTTTATTCCTTGTGCAAGTTAATGATATGAGAAAGGATCGTGACCGCTCTGGGAGCAAGCGTGGTGCTATTATGGAGCGTATGCGTGGATCGGATCGTGGCGAGTGGGGAGCCCGTATGGGGCGAATGAAGAAGGCTGAAGAGGTCGTCTTAAGCGAGAATTGCTGCGAGAAGGAAAGCTAGTCGAGCATATGATTTTGTTTTAACTTCCGTATGATTCTTAAGGTGTAATTCTCTTTAAGATTCGTTGCGGAAGTTATTACATTTTTCAGTTGGTTTAGCGTATCTTCGTTCACTTTAGGAGATTTTAAAATAAATTTAATTTCTTCTATAATTGTCTCTAATTGCTTTTTCTCTTCAGGAGAGATTTCCGTCTCTTTTTTTCTAATATCGTGGGATGTTCTCATAGTATTCTAACCTCATGTCCTTCATTTTCGTAGTGTTTTTTGCGCTCCAAAGAATGTTCACGCAGGTATTTTTCCTTATCTAGGAAATCATACACAAAAACCTCGGTTTTTCCTTTTGATTTGCGAAGAGCCCTTCCTAACGCTTGGATGGTAGCTATCTCCGACTTCATACCTCTGGCATTAATAAAGTGCGTTATTTCCTCTATATTTATACCAGTCTGGAGGATTCTCGTCCCAATAAGGATGCTAGACGCTTTTCTTCCCCTAAAGTGAGATATAGCCTTATACCGCTCTCCAAGGGAGTCCCCTCCCACAAGAAATTTGCTTGATTTTCCAAGTAAGTTTTCCAAGGCTCTTCCATGATCAAGCGATTTGGTAAGTATAAGGATACGGGCTCTAGAATGTTTGTTTTTAATATCATCTACTATTTCTCTTATTATTTTGTTTCTAAGGTCGTTATCAACGATATACTGCTCATACACATCTAAATAGGATAAATCCTCATCAGCCCCACTTGCTGAATATGATCTGTCAACTAATTGAATGATAGGTCTTGCCAATTTTCCTGACTCCACTAGATCTGAAGTTTCAACTATTTCCCAAACCTCTCCGAGTGCCCCCTCTAGATTATATCTAGGTATCTTGTCCTTAGGAGGAGTAGCAGTAAATCCTAAACGAATTTTTGCATTAGGAAAAGATCGTATGGCAGCCAAAGTTGTTTTTCCGTTAGCAAACTCATGACACTCATCTACCATTAGAACTTCAGCCTCTTTAAGATGAGTATCCAGAATCTTTTCAATACTTTGGACCGTACAAAGCATAATATCTCCATACTGATAACCTTCACCATAACATAGGCCAACATTATCAATTCCGCAGGTATCAGTAAAAAATTTATAAGTTTGTGTAAGGAGTTGTTTCGCATTGAACAATAGTACCATTTTTTTGTTAGTCCAAGCTTTGGCTATTGCAGCCATAATTAAGGTTTTGCCTGAGCCTGTGGGGGACTTAACTATCCCTCTCTGACAACCTAAAGCTTTTTTGATAAGTTTTTCTTGATAATCATAAAAGGAAAATTGTTCGATATCATAAGAACTATGCGTAATTTGTTTTTGGTAAGCATATTCTAGTTCTGGAGTACATTCAATTTTTTCTAGATCTTTTAACAATCTAGGTAATAAACCTGTTCTGAATATACCTGACCTAGATATAAAGTGCTGCTTTCCATCCCAATTTCTACGCTTGTATGCCATAGAATATTCGGCTCCAGGCACTTTGAATGAATATAAATCATAGAGTGCTTGAAATAATTTAGGATTATCCGTCTCTATCCTGGAATTTGCAGTATTTATATGTATTTTCACTATACTATAATAGTATATTACATACCCGTTTGGAGATTATAAAATGCAAAAAACTAGTCCTGCTGTTAGTGCAGCTAAAGAAAAAATCGTAGAAGAGATTCTTAAAGATTTACCTGTAGACTCTTCTATTGAGGTAGATCTTCCGTCAGAGAATAAGGTTTATACGCTAGAGGATCCTGCGGCTCCCATCACTCTGAGGCCGATGACCTTTGAGGATGAAAAACAGATCGTTAATGCAAAAAAGGAGCAAGATCCTGTTAATATTATTTTACAAAGGTGTTCAACTAATATTAATATTTCAGATCTGCTTTCAATAGATAAATTATATCTTATAATGAAACTAAGAGAAATTTCTTATGGAGATGATTATAACACTTTATTGATTTGTTCATTCTGTAAGGAAGAGATTCCTACCACTGTCAAATTATCTGAGTTAAATGTGAACCCAGTTCCAGACGATTTTGTTGATCCTATAGAAGTTACTCTCCCCTCTATAAATAAAACCTGTAAAGTAACTCTTCCAAGGGTTAGAGATGAAAAATTATTAACGGATGTTGGAAAAACTTTGGATGAAATTTGGAGGTTTGTTGTAGAAATTGATGGTCAGACAGATAAATCTATAATTGCTGCTGTTTTGGATAAATTACCGATTAGGGACATGAAAACTATTCTAAACTCTATGAAGACTGAATTTGGTGTCGATACCAAAATTAAATTTGGGTGCAATAATTGCAAGGAGGTTTCGGTAGTAGACCTCCCAATCGACGCAAATTTTTTCGATGTGAGCTAGAAGAAGTAATTGATGTAGACAATCTTCTTCTAGAAGCCTATATATTAGTAAAGAGGGCTCATTTCACCTATTCGGATGTAAAAGGAATGACCCGAACAGAAAGGACCGTATTCCTTAAATTACTGAAAGATGAATTAGAGCGAGAAGATAATGCAATTAAACGGAGTAGAACTAACTGAAAGATTTAACAGGCCAAGTGTAGCTGGTAAAGTGGCTCTAAGAGCTATGTTTTTGAATGATGGTCAGTACCAAGATCCTTACGATATAAGTGCATGTACCGTTTTTACAAAACTCGCTAATGCAACTCCCGATACGATAGTAAACTCTGATGGAATAATAAAGAGTGATCAACCAATTAGTTCTGTTCTTATGAGCTTTGGTGTTTCTGGGGAGGCTGGAACTGAGCATGACGGACAACCAGGAAGAACAACTAGCGAAAATACTGATTGGATGGCAGATACTTTATATGGGCCAGAACCATATGCCAGTGGAATTTATCAAACTGGGACGGGGCAATATGTTGCAGTTTTAGATGGTTCAATTGCCTTGTCTGGTGGCTACAATATGCATTCTGCCTTTTTCAAAGGAACTACCATAGCAAACGATGCCACTTCAGTCCAAGACTATATTGATGTTTGGACTGTCAAGATGACTGCTACATCCGAGTATCAATTATTTATAAATGAATTTAAACTTGATAATGATGCTTGGGTCTCTCTTACTCAGCCACTTCTTCTTAGCACTAGCAACAGACTCGTAAATAAGCATGTAACTTTAGGATCTATTGTAAACCTGAAGGTTACTACTGATCTCACAGTTCAGAACAGAGATCTAGATTCTTCAGTAAGAAATATAATTGAAAGTTACGGAATTGATAATGCGTTCTTTAAGATTCAAAAAGTAAATGAGGGGACAACGAGCCTTCCTTCTCTAGAGACTGTATTTGATTACAGGAATGTGGATCAAATAACTTCTGATAATACTATGATTTATAGTTTTAATGTCGATAACTGGCTTACTACCGCAGCATTACAAGGTGGAGGTGTGGGCACTTTCGCTTTAACAGCTAGTTATACCTTTTTAGGAGAAACTATCACAACTAAGCCTCTTTACTTCACGATCAGCTAAAATTAATCCATCTGAGCTTTGATCTGATATTCGAAATCGTAGAAGGTAGCTTTCTCTGCAATCCATTGATGTAGGTCTTCTCCTGCAACATGAGCCTCATTCCAGTCTTTAAACCCTGATGGAGGAGGGCACACGGAAAAGATGTCCATCCTGAGTTCTTTTCTTAATCTATCAAATTTACTGATACCTCTTTCTCCCGCAGCGTCATTGTCATAACCCAGGACTAGCTCTCCTTTAAAGGTAGAGAGTATCTCTGCTTGTCTACGGCTAATCGAGCTTCCAATAGTAGCTGTAGCATTTACGCCTTGAAGTTGTAGAGATTTAGCGTCGAGGGGTCCTTCACAAATTACTACGAAATCAGCATCCTCATCGTAAGGATACAGAATATCTGAGGGTTTGGCAGCTATGTCTGTAGAGGGGTTTAGATACTTAGGCTTCTCATCGTAAATTGCTCTGCCCTGGAAATAATAGACTGTATCCAGGTTTTTGAAGGGGATGATGATTCTATTCTTAAATCTGCCCGTTCTGCATAGGTAGAAGGGATCTTTCTCTTCATGCACTACATCAAACAAATTCCTCCCAAACAAAAAGCACCAAGCATCCTGCATTAATTTATCCTCGCTGCCTACGGAATTGATTGTGATTGGCTCTAGCTTAGAGGTATCAATTTCGTCATACTTGGGATCTTTAAGCACCTGATGTTCTTCGCATACATCTTGGTAGTCGAAGTTTTTATATATAATTTGCTGCTCGGCGCGAAAATAAGTGAGATTTTCTATCTCTGCGTAGAGTCTCACGAAATTACCGGATCGTCCAGTCTTAAAGCATTGCCATAGACCACTATCTATATTAATGCTCATGTGCCTTTTCCAGTCGTTATCTACGAACACAGACTCCATGATAAACTCGCTTCCAGCAGCAGATAGTTTACCTTTATCGCTGAAGTTGCGGGTAATGTAGTCTTTAATAAAGTGAGGTGCTATAATGTACATAAAAACAATATCTGAATCAAAATTCCAAACTTTTAGGCAATGCCAGTTGAAGTATCGTTACCGCTATGTTGAGAGGCTTCCTGAGCCCGAAGAAACAAACACCGAAGCTCTTCACTTTGGGTCTTATATTCATAAGATCCTTGAAGAAGGAGTGAATGCTCAAAATGAAGAAGAGCTTGTTCAGATCGCTGAAGAGGTGAAGGGTTCATACAAGGTATCAAAGAAGTATACAGGCAAGGATTTAAGGTGTATCAGCAATTTTCTTAAATTTAATGCCAAGTTGGAAAATACGCTTGCTACCGAGTTAGTCTTCGAAGTTCCTCTTAAGGACGATATGACCCTAAATGGGATCATTGATAGGGTTATTAAGGGAAAGGATGGTGGATACCTAATTATCGACTATAAGACTTCTAAGAGGGAAAAGAGCAAAGTAGAGCTTTATCAGGATAGTCAGCTAAAAGGCTATGTTTACGCTATTAGCAAGTTATATGACACTCCCATCTCAAATGTGGTTGCTGCCCATTACTACCCTCTTACCAATAATTTCGTTTTTGTCCAGTATTCAGTCCCACAGATCAATAACCATATAAGAAAGGTGGTGGACCAAATCTGGACCATTCGCAAAAAGAAGAAGGATGAACTAAGAGCCACTAGAAATGAATTCTGCAACTGGTGTGCTTATAAGTCTGCATGTCCTGAATTTACTGACCCCATGCAATGCACTAAGAAGATAGAAGAGCTAAAGGCTAAAAAGAAGTCTTCTTCAAAGTCCCGAAAATAAAGGGTCTATAAATTTCAATATCAATGGTATTGAAGAAGTTAATTACCTGTTCTGGGGAATATTTACATTTCTTAGTCAGGTAGTTAAAAAGCATCTCTATCTTGATAGGTTTTTGTTTATTGAGAGAGTCTAGTAATTTTAACTGAAAGTGCTTAATAAATTTTTCAGAGTACTTATGTCTCCATTTATTAACAAACCCTATACTAAGTGTATCATTGATTAAATCAAGAAAATCTATTATGTCGATATCTAAAGTGCTATTATTCATGTAGGTAAAAATCTTTGTTTATATATATTTATATTATATATAAGTATGAGGATATTTTCAACAGAAATCTTGAGTTTCTTTAAAAAACTTGGCATTGATGCCGAGGATGATATTGCGATGGTTCCAAAGAGTACTTCCTGTGGTAATGTAGGAGATTTCCTAATTTTTAGGTATCCTGTGGGTACGGGTCCAGGGAGTAGGCAGCAAAGGTTTACCTTGATAGTTAAGCCTATAGTAAAAATTCCTGGAACTCAGAATGAGTTACTTACAGTAGTAAAAGTCCCTCTTGACTCAGTTTTTTCAGCATCTGATCTAGAGAATCTATATACCAGTAGATCTAAACTAGCAGAGGATTCCTATAGAACTTATATTTTGAGTAAAATAGTAGGACCTTTATTTAGACTGAAAAGAGACTATTCAAAAGAGACTATTTAAATGGTAGCAACGGGGATTGTATTAGCAGCGGCAGAACCTCTTCTTAGAGCAATGGACCAGTTAACTGGTGCCATTAAGGACTCCTATGAATTTACTGGCAAAGCTGAAAAAGCATCAGCCGCTTTAGGGTTAAGTTTTACTGATGGTCTGAAGAAGATGGGTCCATCTATTACTGGACTTAGAGGCACCATTGAGCAGCAATACACTACAGGCATTATGATGCTTGATAAGGGGTTGAGGGGGAATGCAGCAGCCGTAGGTAAGTTAGTTAACCAGCAGATGTTAACAGGTACAGCCTATAAAGGAACCATTAAACAATTTGCTCGTATGCAAGTTATGGGAAGATTATCTATTGAGGCTACGAACGAATTAGCTACTGAAACCAGAGAGGTTGGATACATTTATGGTATCTCTACAGATAAGCTGGTAAAAGCTCTTGATACATTAAAAGCTCAAGAGGTATTTCTTGGTATTGCAGGAATGACCAAAAGTATTGGGTCTTCGATAGTAAAACTTCAAGCCACTTTAGGGGCTGCATTTGATACTGAATCTTTGGGAAAGATGATGAATCTGATTGTCAATACGGGCACTAAAGGTTTGCAAACTTTAACTGCGCTAGGTATTGGAGATGTTAGAACTAGATTAGAGCAGCACAGGGGGGATGAGGTGCGTACCTTTGCTATTCTTAAAGAGGCAATAATGACTGCTGGAAAGACTCTCAAAGGATTTGTTGGAGATAGTTCCTTACAGTTTGGAGCATTCACTAGTCAATTAGATCCTGCTGCCCAGTTACTTATTCCTGCTATGGAGAGATTAGCAGAAGGTACAGATGTGAATGCGGAAGCTCAACACAAGTTTGCTGATCTTATGACTACTTTATGGTCAGAAGTATGGAACCCGCTTAAAGTATTCGTAATGAGTATGGAACCTCAATTAAAATCTTGGGCTAAAACTATGTCTTCTATAGCACAATGGTTGGTAGGGAACATAGCTAGATTTTTTAAGCAGTTAGCACCAGTAGAAAAAGTATTTGATAGCTTTATGCATACAGTGGTAAATGTAACTTATACGGTAAGTGAAGTACTTTGGACTAAAATTCTTGAAATAAAGAATGTTTTTACGAATATATTAATTCCTGTAATCCTAAATGTAGTGGCAGGACTTGGTGGATTGTATACAACTTTAAAAGAATTTATAGAAAATGCCTCTACTGGATTTAAGAACATGCTTATAGGAGGGGGAGTAGCGGCAATTACTGCTGCGGTATTAGCTATTCCTACTGGAGGGTTATCCCTACTTGCATTAGGTGGAGCGGGTCTCCTAGGTGCTGGTGCCGTAGGGGTAGGTCAATATATGGGTGCTGGTGACTCAGCAGCAGATATGACTAATTCCTTATTAACAGAAGCTTTAATTGCTCTTGAGGATGCAGGAGCTAATATGGGAGCTTATGCTTTAGAGCAGGATAAAATAGGTACTCAAGTAACTAGAGCATTAAATCCTTTACTTGATATTCAAGCTAGTATTAATTCTCAGACGGATGCTTGGAGAGATGAGTGGAACAGCATAGACGCATTAACTGGACAGATAGCGGAGAGTACAGCTTCTATAGACGCAAAAACTATTGATCCTAGAGATACGGGTTCGGGATTTTTAGGTTTAACGGATGAATTCCTTGCAACAAGTATGGATCAAATCTTGGGACTCACAGCCCGAGATGAGCAAGGATTTATGAATGCCTTGAGTGAAAATATGGAAGTTTTAGTTGATCTAACTGCTGAAGGAAATTCAGATAGACTGAAATTGCCTAGAGGCAATCCTAGGAGTGTTAAGGGACTCTAATACATATAGGAGAATATTATGGCAGGATTACTAGGTTCATTAGCAGCAGGGGTTGGAGCAGCAGCAGCGGAAGCGGCAAAGGTCGCAATAGAGAGTATTCCCATGTCTCCCGTTGTTGATAGAGAATTACCAGAAAGAGCTAACCTATCTTTTTATTTCCCCAATCCAAATGAGGGGTCTGAGGAGCAGCAGCAGCGGAAGCGGCAAAGGTCGCAGTAGAGAGTATTCCCATGTCTCCCGTTGTTGATAGAGAATTACCAGAAAGAGCTAACCTATCTTTTTATTTCCCCAATCCAAATGAGGGGTCTGACTACCACAAAGTAGGGTTGCCCTTTTTTGAAAATCCGAAAATTACCGAATCTAAGAAAGCTCGGTACAAAAAACACTCTCTTCTTGCTAGATCTAGTAATTTGTACACATACTTAGGAGCGGATTCTAGAAGAATAAATGTATCTTTTAATATTACACTTCCACATTTAATAGATTTAAATCCATATCAACCTAAAGACTATCTTTCTGGCCCAGACGCTCTTCCAGAAGATGAAAGAATGAAATTTTCCTCCCCAGCGTTTAGTTTTACTGATGATGGAGAAAAAGGGACTGCCGCAATTGATTATATGGGAAAATATTATCTAGGTACTGAAGCTTTCCAATCATCTATTAGAATGAATATGCGAAATAAGTCTTTGAGTGTTGAGGAGAGGTTACAACTTGCACATAAACTTTGGGTTGATGCTTTGATGAATTCTGGTAGAGATAAGTCGGAGGTTCCCACTTATCAAGAATATAGAGAGAATGTTCTTAATGATCAAACTTTAACTAAAGAGGTTGCAGTATCCGAAACAGTTTCGGAGTTCGTAGCCTACGATGCTCAGGCAAGAGCTAAATTAATTGATGTTATTGTATATTGGATAAGTATAATTAGAAGTAGTGTTACTAATCACTCTACTAACCCTCTATACGGTCCACCTATAATAAGATTGAGACATGGATTACTATATCAAGATGTTCCATGTATTTGTACAGATTACAGGTTAGATTGGGATGAAGTTGCGGGGTACGATGTTGAGACTCTCCTTCCAAGAAGACTTAAAATTGTATTAAATTTAGAGGAGATTAGAACTGGAGATTTCAAAGCATTTGATTCTATGGATATAATTAAGAGAGATAACTTAGCAGGATGGGAATCCGTGATAAGCGGAGGTCATAATATGGATCCTGGGTATGATATTTATATGAAAGATTTCCGTAGTTGGGCCTCTTTAGAGAAACGAGAAAGCACCTTCTCGTTAACACCTGGAATGGGACTTAATACTTAATCATGGCTATTTTAGGATCACAAAATGGACCTTATGCTTTAGATATGAGGGAAGTTAAGCACAGGAACGCTATAGTAACTACTATTGTTAACACTCCAATATTCGACGGTATACTTTCTGACCTGGAGAATGCTTTTGAATATGAAGTTGGGTATGTTCCTAATGGGTATGAGCATAGACCTGATTTAATTTCTAATATTTTTTATGGTAGTCCAAAATATTGGTGGCTCTTAATGTTAGTTAATAATATAACTGATCCTTCGGAAGGGTTCCTAATAAATCAGAGAATTTTGATTCCTCAAATGGTATGAATCTACCTGTCCCACATGTTGTAGTTGCTTTTGATAGGAGAGTCCTAAGTACTCTTTTTAAGGTAGGAACTAATTATGAAGACCTATCTAAAGAAATAGCTAAGTCTGATGATGCACTTCTTTTTGATAGCCAAGCTAATCCTAATTTCATTAGTTTTGAGCATTTCTTTGGTGGGAAGGAGCAGGGAAATATAATGAAATTAACTCTGATTGACCCAAAAAAGGAGTTTGAAGAGAGATTCATGTTGGAGAATGGATCAGATGCATTAGTAGATTATATTTCTAGAAATGCTCCACAAAAAACCGATCCTATTTCTCAAATTAGATTAGATGCTGATAAAACGGAGGCAGAAAAAACGGTAGACATTGATAAATTTACTAAAAAATTCTCTGCTACTTTAGCAGATAAGTTGGGAGGAATTAGATCAGTTTATATTGCTTATGGGATAGGTCCTAATTTAGATTCTTGGTCGGGTCCTCACACTATGATGCTAATGGGTGCTGAACTTTCTATAGAGGGATCCCGACAGATTACACTAACTTTTGCAGCAACCTCTCTATCTTTCAGTACAGAGGGTAGACGAGATATTCACCAACAATCGGTAGATTTAAATTTAGAGGGGTTGGGAGTAGAAATTGATGCTAAATCTTTTCCTATTGATTTGAATGTATTTAAGCATTCAGATAAAAGGGTATTGCATGGATGGAGAGGATCGGCAATGAATAAAGAGGCTGGATATGCCTACCCTCCTTATTTAGAAGATTTACCTATGTGGGGCCTAGATTTAGCAGATAAATATCAGAAGGAAGTTAATAATTATTTATCTTTGGCTGAATTAGAAGATACTTCTTTCTTTTTAAATAAAATTGATATTCATTTGCTAATAACGGATGTTATTAGAGATTTAATTAGAAAAGCTACAGGAAATTCCAATGTTATTGTTGTTTTACCAAATTTAAAGTTATTAGAGATTTAATTAGAAAAGCTACAGGAAATTCCAATGTTATTGTTGTTTTACCAAATTTAAATTATACTTTGTCTGAGCTAATCCAACAGGATCTTATTGAGCAAGGATTAGCTGAAGCGCAAAAGAAAGTAGAAAAGACAGAAAAGGTTCCTGATTTAGATCTGACCGTTGAGGAAATTCCTTTCTATGGACAAGAGGAACATAAGAAATATCTGGAAGCTAAAGACAAATTAACTACATGGAATACCGTTGTAGAAAATAATGATACATATTATCATAATTTTACCGAGCAAGGAAAATTATTTTATGCTCTGAGTAACATCCTTTCTGGGTTTGGAATAAATCTAAACTCTTCAGAGAAAGATTCTACAGTAAAAGGAACTTTAAAAGTTTTAGAGGCTTATAGAGAGCAAGATGCATATAATTCTTATAATAAGACTCTTAGAGGTTTTTTGAACAGTCGTTATTTTACTGCGGGAATTACTAGCGCATCCGAAGATGGACTTCCTGATTACTGGGGAATCTTAATGAAAATAACTAAGCACCTAAGTAAATCAACATTAGGTATTACTGGGTCTGATTTTCAATTATTTTATGAGAGTGATACAAAATTATTAGAGTTTTGGGCTACGGATCAATATAATAAAGATTTTCCCTTATTTGGAGGGGTGGATCGAGTATTTAATTCTGATGAAGGGGCTATCGTATTTGGCGATCAACAACTTATAAGAGACTTTTTATATGGTGCTAAAGACCCCCAAGAGTTAGACAATCAAACAAAAAATACCATAAAGGCGTATGAAGATGCAGAAGATGAAGCCAAGCTTCAACAATATTTAGATATAGCGACAATAGAAGACTATGAGAAAGTATTTGAAAATTTAGAAATATCACAAGCTAGGGCTCTTTTAGAGATAGCCCCTCTTCACCCACTAGATAAACTTATACTTGTAGATCAAAAATACAATAATTTAGTGAGAAAAATTACTTATCCCCCACACTCAATTATAGGAGCATACGGACCTACCTCATATCTACCAGACGATTTCCAGCATATTGATACTTTCTCCAAAGATGATAGGGAAAAAATTGAAAATTTAGGAATTCCTGTGTTTAGATATAATACTCAGAATCCTAATGTTTTAAGTTTAAAGTTGGACAACAGTTTAGTTTATCGTAATAATTTAAATATTGGCTTTAGGAGAGAGATTGCAAAAAGAGCAACTACAACTGCTGGTGGTATATTAGAAAGCAAGTATAGTACTCTTCCTTTACGAACTCATGGAGATATTATAGCATTTATTAGATATCATGAAAAATCTTTAGGTAATGATGTAAAGGCACAAAAAATAATCATAAATAAACTAGAGAAGAAGCTTTCCACAGCATTTGAGTTAGGCTTTTTTAAAGGATCTAATTCTGCTTTTGAGTATGCAGAAAATGCTTATGCGGTATATGCCTTATTGCTATCTAGACCAGATAATCCTATAGCTAAAATGGATCAAAAAATGCCAGGAAACCCAGTAATTGCGATGGCCGAGTTTTCTGAAAGGATGTACCGAGACTCTCTACAAATGTCTATTACAACACTGCCTTCTTTTAGATTTGGAACAGGAAAAATGTTAATGTCACCATGTATTCTTTTTGCTCAAGACGCTCCCATACTCCAGACTCAAAGTGAAATGCCAGAGACTACCTTATTAAATACCTTCATGAGTGGATGGTATACTATAACCTCGTTTACACATAAAATTAGTAGCCAGGGTGCATCCTCTGAGTTTGAATTAGTAAAAATGCACAGATCATTAAAGCAAGCTACAGTAAAAAAAGAAAAAGCTATAAAAGAGGAAGAGAAAAAGCCCACCTCAGGTAATCCTAGAAAAGTTCCAACATTCTAATGAAAATATGTCTAGCAGAAGTAACTAATAGATTTGATCCAAAGAGAAATCATGGATTTTATGCTAAAATTAATGGAGAAGGAGAACAAGATAAGTTTATCCACGGAACTTCCCCCTATATGGGAGGGGCAGGAGGAGGCTTTGTTGGTCATATTCCAGGAGTAGGAGTTTCTATTCTTGTAGTTCAGCCAGAGAAGGGAGGGGATTGGTATTACTTAAGTTCAACCTTTCAACAAGAACTTTCTATGACTAATGAGGGGGTAAACTCTTTTTCTGAGCTTCCTCCTGCACAAAGAGTAGTAGATGTAGCTGGAGAACTCGGAGCAGGTACTGGAGTGCCAAACATACTAGCTTATCAAGATGAAGATGGGAATGGCATTAAATTTGTAAGACAAAAAAGAGCTAGAATGAGTTGGGAACAACAAGCTCAACTTGATGCTGGGGGAAATCCGCAAAGCTTTCCTGACGATGACCCCTCTCTAGTCCAACCAGCGATGAATATTAAAACAGAGATTTATTCATCGGCAGGAAAGAAGGTTTCTCTAATTGACAGCCCAGGAATTGATTCCATAATCCTCGATGCGGGGAATAAGACAGGTACAAGCAAAATAACTATAACTGGAGACTCAGCAGACGCAGTAAGCCAAGGTATTGTCGCTGATATGGTTCAGGTAGAGACTACTGGACCTCAAAAATATATAAATACAGATAATCAAACAGATATTGTGGTAGGAACTGGAGGTCGAGAGCTTCAAATATTAAATAACGCTGCTGTTATCGCAGGACAAAATGCTACAGTTGAGTGGGGAGAGGAAAGTGGTCTTCTTTGTGGAAATGTTAACATCCAGAGTAAGTGGAAGGATGTTAATACACTTTCTTTAGCCCAAAACGGAAGAATATTTATAGAATGTTTAGATCCTTCGGGAATTGCAAATGGACAGAGAATAGAAATCCAAACACATGGTACAAATGGGAATATTATTATTAAAACCACGGGTACAGTTGGTATAGAAGCTGTAAACAATTTAGATGGAGGAGGGGGTGATATTAATATAAAGGCTGCCAATAATATTAATATGAAAGCAGGCAATGAAGTTAAGATACAATCGGGTAATAAAATAAGTCTTAATTGCCCTGGCGGGGTGGTGGCTGCTGATGCTGATGGGGGTACAATTGAATTGCAAGGTGGCAAATCTAGCACTACTAATCCTGCTGTGAACCCCGTAGGAAATTCCTATGGTAGTAGGGGAATTACTACATACTAAAGAGGTATATCATGGCATCATTCGATCTTGAAACATTCATTAAAGTAAAAGGCACTACTGGTGTTAGTAATCTTAAAGCCGTAGGAATGGCTTATGGGTTGCCAAGCTGTATGCTTGCATTACCAGGGACCATATTATCTTATTTTCCTAATGATACCTTATCACAGATACTAGGAGAGGTCGCATCATCGAAGACGAAAGCTAATCAGGTGGCAGGGGAAACACAGAAAAAAGTAATGCTTGATAGTGGTGTTACAGAGTTTGCTACTGATCAAGGAAATTTTAAGTACAAATCTAATTCGTCAAAAATTGGAACAGATAATGATGAGGGCCAAGGTACGGACAATAATAAGGGAGTAGGGGATGCTTTTTTTGTGGCAATAGATCAAGCTATGGATATATATCAAAATGTTAAAACTGTTATTGATGATTTTACAGCAGCAAAAAAGTGTCTGGATGATTGGAACCGGACGGAGGAGTTTCAACAAGGAAATGCGGCCACTCAGAGGGCTACGATGCCCGCTGCCGCTGTTGATCCATTCTTATACTATCTTTATGAGGGAGATAGGGCTAAACTTGCCAATGCCGCAGACCATGTAGCAAAATGCAATATTACTATGAGTAATATTAACACTATCTTAGGAGACAGAGCAGCAGACCCTTCTTTAGAGCCTAGATTCTTAGATATTACTGCGTTGGATGCTGCTCTTTCAGGTACAACCTTCATTAGAGTACCTGCTGAAGATCCTGGTCTCCCCGAAGAGGAAGTCTTCCGATTAACTTACGGACCACCTCTCACCACAGGAGGTCAGTATATTCTAACCTCAGACGGTCTATATTACGATTCCCAGGCTGGAGGATTGGATCCAATCTATCTAGCTATATCAGGGATTATCGCTCCTGGAGATAAATGGAAATACGATTATGATCCAAACCTTGGTGGAAAAGGTGACGCAGTTTCTATTGATTCTCTGAATAAGTTTTCAGATAATATGTTTGATCTTGATTTAGTAGATGACAGTAAGGGTATGCAAGCTTATTATGATTCAGATCACTTTTTAAGTGTGCTTAAACAACAGAGAGACAAGCATGTGTATGATTTGTCAGGAGATCTAGTCTCGTTTATTGGCACTTACGGGGAGGACTCTTCTATAGTTAACAATGAGCGACAGTTAATTATTTCTGAACTTGCTAATCATAATAGTAAAATTGATAGACGCAAAAAGCAGATAGAGGTAGCTATAAAAGCTCCTCAAGTTTATGGAGGTGCTGATGCACCCATATTCGCTCCAGGAGATATACCTATTAATGATTTCTCCTTTCTAGAGCCATACAATCTAGTTGTTCAATTAGAGCAGCAAAAGGCTTTAATCTTTGAGGAGGGAGAGGTTGAGGGTATGGTTTATCCCATTAATCCTGTCTTTACTATTTCAGCCCCCAACCCCCCAAGCCTAACATATCATCATTTAAATGTTCCTACTGTTGGAAAAGGTAGTATTATTTATACTCCGTCTGGGAGCCCATCAGGAACGGTGCTTTCCCTCACAGACTTAATAGAGGAGGATAGTTTATTCTCCATTTATAATTTCTTAGAAACTAAAGTAGTACTCCCGTCCTCTACAGACTTCTTTGTTACCAATTGTGCTACTCAAGATATGTACAATAATGCAAAGTTAGTTGCAACAAATTCTTCTTCGATCTTTGTATCAGGACTGGCAATCCCATATCTGGAAGGAATTGTGAAGAACAAAAGTACAGATACTGTAGCGGCCTCGGCTCTAGGTTCTTTTGTGAGATTACCTGACACTTCAAAGTATAGAGATTTAACCTATAGTCCTAGTGGGTTTAGTATGGAGTTTTGGTCATATGTTCCAAACATAATGGAAGGAGAGGCTGGTTGGTTAAGCTCTACAACTTCCGCATTAACCAAGGCTATTCTGTCCTGTGAGAATGTTGGAGCCACAGTAGGCTCCTCTGCTTTAGATGAGACGGGAGCCCTTAGAGATCTAGATTATCTACAAAATATGAGGGGAGGAAACTTCAATAGGGGGCTTATTTGCGGCTTTACTAGGGATAGAAGGCTTACTCAGGACTCTGTAGGATACAGTAATAGTAATTACGATAATGACCCAGCATCCTCATTAAGTTTCTTTATTGCACCTACCCAGGCAAGAGATACATCCTCTGCTTCTTGGATCAACACGGATATTTCTGGTTGTGGGGTGGCACCTACTTTCTATAAGATGAAAGTTGATTTGTCTTCCAATACTTTATTAGGGAATGTATCTTCTCAATTTGTGCTTTTTAATATTACTGTATCCCCACAAACAAATACAATAAAATTCTATGCTGATGGAACTTTGTTAGCTACCTCTTCTATTGATACCGTTTTTGGAGTGGAACCATATAAAACAATAAACCTACCTTCGTTTAAGAATAACAATAGTTTTGAGTATTCCAGTACTACAGTTGATGGGCCTTCCACATTGCAACAAGGTCCTAGACTTAATTCATTCTATACTCCTTGGATTGTAGGAGGAGGTTATACAGACGGAATGTATAAAAGCGGAAACTTCTTAGGTGGCGACCGAGGGGGTATCGTAAGCAGTTATCGTGGTCATCTAGGTAGTTTGAAATTTTATTCTAAACCCCTAAATAGTAATGAGGTCCTAAAAAATTATAAAGCCCAACAAGGGTTCTTTAAATCTATTCTAATCTAATGGCAGCTAATCAAACAGTTAATATCTACGGAAAAGTAGCACCTCGCTCTATTCAGTTCAAAGAGACTAAACATGAGCGAGTTATATATGGATTAGACTATCCTTTGGGGAAAAGTAGGTCTTTAGGAGGATTTTTTAGTAAATCTTCCGGGGCGTATATGATTAGGGCTTCCGTACAGCAATTACTCGCTACAGAAAGAGGAGAGAGAATTCTTTTACCAAAATATGGATGTAATTTAAGAAAATTCTTGTTTCAGCCCTTAGATGAAAACACTTTTGAAGCTATAAAAAACGAAGTCCTCTATTCTTTTAAGAGATATATTGTAGGGGCTACAGTAAAAAAAATATCCGTAGTTCCTGCTGGAGTAAATGGGCCATCAGGAGGAAATTCTTTGTTTGTAACTCTAATGTTACAATTAGATGAGAATGAGTTAGCTGTATTTGATGTAGGAGTACTTATAAAATGAATTTTTCTGGAACATTAAGCTCAGATTTTATGAAATTGGCGCAATTACCTGAATTTAAGAAGCCAACTTTAATAAATTTTGCTGCTACGGATTTTCTTTCACTTAAAGAATCTTTAATTGCTTATATAAAGGCAGTTTATCCTCTTGAGTATCAATATTTTGTGGAATCAGACTTAGGGATGATGTTTATAGAACTTATAGCTTATCAGGGTGCTGTGTTGTCTATGAAAGCTGATATGTTAGCTAATGAAAACTTTTTTGCAACAGCAACGCAAAGAGGTAGCATGAAAAAACTACTCCAATTAATTGGGGTTAGAATGCGCGGCCCTCTATCAGCAGCCACAGACGCACAAATAACTTTTGATGACTCCCCAGTAGCAGGGTTCCCCTATGTTCTCACTCCTGCAAATAGAGTTATTTCTACAGTATCTCCAGTAGATGGCGCAGCACTTTCTTTCACTTTATATAAAGTAATTAATGGATTTGCCGATACAGCTAATAGTACAGGAAATATTTCTTTGTACGATGTGGAGTCTGATAATAGTAACGATACTAGTACTATTTATAGCAATTTAGTCCTACAGGAGGGAGCTTTAGTAACTGATAGTGGTCAATTTGCTGCTACAGAGGCTGTAAAGAGCATTAAGCTTACTCAAAGTCCTGTGGTAGATGGAAGTATAGATGTATATATTAATTCTAATACTGCAACCGCAAGTGGAGCATATACAGAGGTAGATAATGTTTATTTTGCATCAGGTACATCAGATAAAATTTTTGAGATAGTCTATGATGATGATTATGCAGCAACGGTAGTATTTGGGGACGGGGTAGTTGGAGTGTCACCTGATGATACTGCGTCCTATTTTGTAACCTATAGAGTGGGAGGAGGAGGAAGAGGAAATATTGCGAAAAGATCTATAAATGCTACAATAACGGGAACATCTAACAGTATTAGTAAAGAAGGAACTGTTACAAATATTTCTGTTGCTGTAGGGGGTTCTAATGCTGAAACCTTAAATCATGCAAAAAAATGGGCTCCTTTAACATTTAGAAGACAAGATAGATTGGTAACTTTAGAGGATTATACTGTATTTGCTAATACTTATATTAGTAGTTGGGGGACAATAGGTAAAGCAGTCGCAGCAACTAGAAAAGCATACGCTTCTGCAAATACGCTTGATATTTATATTTTAGAGAAAGCTTCCGATCTTCAGCTACAAAAAGCTACTCCTAACTTCAAAACTGAATTATTAGCTGCTATGGGCACAAAGAAAATGGCTACAGATGAAATAGTTATTGTAGACGGGTTAATTAGAACTTTTGATTTAGTGACTACAGTAAGAGTTGATAAGGAGCAAGAACCGAACAAAGGGTCTATTGTTTCTAAGGTTAGAAATAAGGTACTAAACTATTTGAATGTTGATAATAGAACTTTTGGACAACCTCTAATTATTGCAGATATTAACAGAGTTATTTTTGAAATAGATGAGATAAGATACTCCACTATTGATAATCTTCAGCAGGATGTAAGAGTTGATTTTAATGAGATTATTCAACTCAATAACCTAACAATTAACCTTGAATTCTTAGACTAATGGGCCAAAATAAGTATACACCTTCTCCTAGAAAGTACTTCAAGAGTAATTTTGTAGACTATTTAGAGAAGATTACTCCTGCGGTGTATGCCCAAGAGGATATAACTCTTAGTGGGAGGGAGATTAATACTTTATCTCAAGTTATAAATACTAATTTAGTTGCAGCAGACAATATCGCCAGCGTTTTATCCTTGTCTGCTGTAGCAAATTCGCAAACTTCTTCTTTGAATAATATATCTGGTATTTCCCAGTACTTTGTTAAACAAAATGAATTAACT